ATAAGGGTGGAGCGGGAACTTTGATAGCTGGAGCTGTTGCTGTAAACGCTTTTAATTTAGCTTACGTCCCTATTTTAATAAAACTTGGAGTTATGGGTTCTATATTAAGAAACCCTGCTGTTGTTAGAAGATTAGCCAAAACAGATAAAGAAAGTGTGAACATAGTATTAGATGCGACAAAAGATGCTCTTAGATTATTTCTACCAATCTCTTTAGGTAACGAAATACTTGAAACAACAAGAGACTTATCAGACTTAGCAATAAAAGAATACCAAAAAGCAGATGAAGAATTAAATATATCAGAGACAATTAGCGAAGTTGGATCTGATATTTTGACAGCACAAAAACAAATACCTAGATTATCTGCTAGTTTAGATTTACCCGAAGTTCAGCAAATACCACAAAGGTCTGTAGGTATAACAAGCCCAAGCGTTATAGGTTTATCGCCAGCTAATAGAGATATTGCTGAGCGTCGTATGAGTTAAACAATACCCAACTCATCTCTATCAAATCCAAGCGCATGCTCTGATAAACAATCGAGCTCTTCCTTGGCTAAGTGTATGTAAGGCTCAGAGTCCTCTTCATAGATTGGCTCTTCAATCGTTCCGTAGCGGACATCGTAAACTTTATCTTTTTTCCAAGTATGACCATAAACACTATCAGTCATAGCAAAGACCACCAAGAAAGGATGATTCGTTGCCAAAGACAAAGCTGATCCCATTCTAAGCTTACTAGCCGAAAGCAGCAAAGTATCGTATCTATCAATACCAAAGGATCTGCATTTTACTTCTAACCAAAAACAAGAGTCTTTTGACTCACACCAATAATCTAGCCCGTAGCTGGTTGGTAGTTTATGACACCTAACATTCCAAAGGCCTTCGATAAATCCAGCGACTCTCTCTTCTCTTTTTTGATCGTTGATTGTTTCCATTTTAGGATTCATATTTTTCTCCCTTTTTAAATGTAACGCGTATGTAATATTTTCTGAGTATGGCAAAAATGGTAAAAACAAATGTTTGGGCAATAGATGTTGCTAAGATAGAAGCGTTAAAATAATTGCAGATATTCAACACCGTAAGCGATATGGGAAAAGCCAGTAAAAAGCCAACCCCTACATCACTCATAGTTTCTTTGAGTGCGTATCTATCAATCTTCACTGAAAAACTCTGGGTCGATTGCAACAATCCTTTTGGTCGGTCTACCCGTCCCCTTGGCACGTAAATCTTTCTCTTGTATTTCGCCTGAATTTTTAAGCCGTTCTATAATCTCTTTGACTTCATACGACTTCATTGATCTGAATATCTCTCGCCTATCAATATCACGCTTGCTTATACCCCATTCGCCTTGGGATCTGATAAAGCTGAGTATCTGTTTAATACGACCCTCCATCTCTGAACCTGCAACTTTGTCGCGACAAGCCTCAATCAATACCTGGTCGTAATACATGACATAATCTATAGCCCACTTAGTAAATGGTGCTTCTATCCTTTTTGCATACCTGTTATCAGCTAAAGCACATATCATTGCAAGTCGCATAGATTTTTCTCTGGTTCTTGAAAGTAATACTTCGAGCCCCTCTTTTTCTAGTTTGTTTTGTCGGTCAACAAGATCGTAGGCAAGCTTTTCTAAAAGTATTTTACTTTCATCACTAAAACTTATAAGGCGTTGCTTGAAATCTAACTCAGCGTTATCTCTTGATATTTGCTCCATTTCATCGCGCACCTCTCTAATACCTACCACCCAATCAGATATAGGTTTAGGTGGCTTGACAAACTTCTTCATCTTACCAACGACTCTTGGCAGAGTAGATTCAACCACGATAAATCTATTGAGAAACCCATCGACAATACGGCCTGTTGATAAAGCGCCATAAAAATTCTTTGGCACACTCATACCAACCAAGGTAATAGCTGGTTTAACTGTTGATCTATCAAGGGCTTCCTTTTGTTGTTTTTGGGTTAGCGTCATCATCGAGTAATTATCTGGACGCAAGATACCATGACACCTACCCCAAGTTTCCATAAGGACTTGTAAGGCATCTTCTTTGTTAGAGTTACTAGAATTAGATATGCTTTCAAGCCTTTTACCAAACTCGTCCATTACTGTTATATGAGTTGGTTTGTATCTAAGCAAAGAGTAGATAGCGCCACTAGAGGTATAACCATCGCCCGCCATAAGGTCTAAGTAATCAGCTTGCTCTAAGATGGCCTCTATAACTGTTTTTACATTCTCTTTGCCCTGCCCTGATTTTGCAATACACATGAAGAACAAAGATGAAAAGTTATTCATATCTGTTTTATACATACGTCCAAGTGCTACAGATCCTAAAGCCAAAGATGCTTGCATGCTAAGTGCAGGCTGAGCTATTTGGGCTACCTGTTCTGAGTAATCAAAAATGTCTTTTAATATGCCTGGCGGACTAAATAAATCTACTGGTTCTGCAATATTAACTTGTTTAGATATGTAAGCTGGGGCTTGTTGGTTTTTTCTATCATGGGTTTTTTGTATGCTATTAACAGTAGTTTCTATTTCTGATCCAGGTAAAGGCGGAACATTTTGTTGGTTCCAAGCATTAACAAAAAAATGCACAAAGTCTGTATTAAGATTCTTAGCAACCAAATATCCAGCCAATCTAGCTGCTTGGTCGTTCCTTGAGCCTTGGCTAACGCCGTCTAAAGAAAAAGGAGTTTGTATAGGATTACCGTTGGCTTTCTCAGCTCCTGTAATCATTACCCAAAGTTCTTTGGTAAAGTTTGGCAAATCGCTGACATCATCTAACTGCCAATCATGTATAACTATTGGCTTATAGACATTGCCGTTGGCATGAATATTATGGGGGGCAATAATAAGACCGCCTGCCCCTCTTATATCAATCAGTTTTGCGGGATCGCCCTCTGCGGTTCTTTTGGCTACATAGGTGGTGAAGTTTTCTGGGTTGTTGTAGTAGTAGTGGACGCCTTTGCCTGTTGCTACTTTAAATGGAGTTACAGGTAGATTTTTATCTGCCCAAGCTACGGCCTCTGGAGTATCAGCATCAGCAACGATAAAGTCACCACATACCAAAGCAACAACTAGGTCATTGCGATTTTCAAACCACTTGGTTATTTGTTCCGTCGTCGGTTGTTGGGTTTTGTATTGCTCCCAACCGCCTAGCTCTTTTGGTGGTACTTTATTTTTTCTTTGTAAAGGTACTACGCTTACGCCATGTTCCGCATAGGCAAGTGCTAGATCCAACGCAGAATCCTGCGATGTTACTTGTATGTTGAACACTAAACTTCAATTTCATCCACAGGGCCGTATATTGATTCAAAATCAAGTTTGCCGCCAGTAGCTTTGATAATAAGTTTTGCTTGTTTAACAGTTGGTTGGCGATGTCCATACCGCCAGCTTTTAACTGTAGCTACAGGGCAACCAAAAAGTTCAGCAGCGGCGTCAGTGCCGAGGAACTCGATGTATTCTTTAAGTGTGTGTCTTTCCACTTTTCTCTCCTTATATTCAGGCTCTACTATTTTACTTATTTCATGTAAACTAACCTTTGTCAGTTCAAAAAGTCTGAAATAGTAATTAGCTATCCATTGATTTTGTTTTTGTAATTTCGTTGACATTTCCTCTCCTATAACTTTTTGTCTTTTTTCTTATTCCGCTTATTGTATTTTATTTTTACATGAATTAAAATACCCTACATAAAAAAAAGGAGGACTATATGTCTATAAGTGAAAGAATCACCGATCCTAACAATCTAGTAGAAAAACAAGGAGCCAAGCTTCTTATCTACGGTTCGTCAGGAGCGGGTAAAACAACCGCCTGTGCATCCGCACCAGGTAAAACTCTAATCATCAGTATGGAAGCAGGGCTTTTGTCTATTAAAGGCGCTACCAATGTTGATGCCATAGAGGTCAAAGAAGCAAGCGACATTGAAGAGATTGCTGCTGCACTAGAAAAAGGAGAGCTGGCTTACGATACAGTTTGCCTGGATAGTGTTACAGAAATGTCTGAAATATTGTTGGCTTCAGAAAAACTTAAATCAAAAGATCCGCGTAGAGCTTACGGCGAAGTCATTGAAGTGATGACCCGTACGATGCGTAGATTTAGAGATTTAAAAGTGCATGTTATCTTTGTTGCGAAAGAGGATAAACTTCGTGACGAGCAAACAGGCGCATTTCACTATCAACCAATGATGGTTGGTGCAAAGCTACCTGTCCAAATACCTTACTTCTTTGATGAGGTTTTGGCTTTGCGTATCTTTGAGGGTGAAGAAAACGAGCAAGGTAAGAAAGTTCCTGAACGATGGTTGCAGACTGTCGGTGGAGCTAATTACATTGCTAAAGATAGAAGTGGTAAGTTGGATGATTTCGAGGCCCCTAACTTAACGCTTATTATTAAAAAACTAGGCTTCGATATAGGAGAAGAGAAAAATGGGTGATTTTGATAATGTAGAAATCAGCTTTGAAGATCCATCGAGTACTATACCAGAAGGTATTTATACGGTGGAAGTATCTAGTTGCGAAAAGAAAGACTCGAAAGCGGGTAATCCATACCTGGCTTTAGAGGCTAAAGTGGTTGGAGAAAAATTTGCAGGTTGGATCTTGCGAGATAACTTCAACCTTTGGTATGAAAACAGCGATACTGACAAACAAGACATGGTCAGAGAAATTGCAGGACGACAGTTCGGCTCTTTGTTAAAAGCTGTTGACATGGACAAAGCTCCAGATAATGCGTCTGCATTACAAGGACTTAAAGTCGAAGCTATTGTTGGTATTGAGGCCAGCAACAATCCTGATTATCCTGGCGATAATAATAGGATTGAAGGTTATCAACCTATTAGCTCAGATACTAGCTTCCCACCAAAGGACGATGTTCCTGACTTGGGTGTTAGTAATAGCGAGGCAAAACCTAAAAAGCCAAGCTTGTAAATATATTTGATGGCGGTTCTTCATCGACCATGAGCGCGGGGCGCCATCATCATTCATAAAACTCCGCGCTCATACCTTTTTTACTTGACATTTCAACAAACCCTATAAGGGGCTATCAGACGCTCGTAGTTTAAATTTTGGTGTTTTAGATACTAGATGTTAGACCAGCCACAGATATGTGCAGGAACAAAGCCGAGTGAGGTCGATTTTGGAAAAAGGGCCCTAAATTTTGCTATCTATTTTAATCGTGGCAAAAACAACTTATAGAATCATCTGGAAACAAATCAAATTGTTTTGCATCAACCTTACTTTTTTCAACTAACTCTATATAGCTAATTTGTTTATTAAAATGAAAAAATCTTTTTTCTATTTCGGTATAAGTTTTATCATTTCTTTCTTCTGCAAATTTTACATTTTGTTTTTCTTTTTCAATCCACCAATCAGCTAGCTCTGGCTTTTCTTTGATTATTTGTAGCTTAATTTTTGTCCCTTTCAAAAAACATAAATCGCAATTACCAGCAACAGTCTGATTATTTATCACACTTAGCTTTAAATCAAAATCATTATTTTTCCAAAAATTAATGACATCATGTTTAGTGACTTGATCCTCATATAAAGGCATATAACTTTCAAAATTATTTTTACCCGTACTGTTTGCTTGTTTTTGTTTTGCAACTCTTTGAGGCTCATCTGCTCTTAAGCCCAAAAAAGTAGTCCACTCCTTAAATCCCTTCTCTTTCATAAATCTTTTAAACACATTTACTTTTAATTCTTGCGTACAAAATCTTTGAAAAACATTAGGAATAACTTTTCTTTTATTAATAAGATTTTCAAAAGGCTCTCCGTTTCTGCTAGCGGTCAGATAGTCAACTTCTTTTGTTCTATATATTGGTCTTTCTTCATGTATATCTATTTCAAGCCAATGCACTTTAACATTCCATTTCTCTTGACAATCTCTAACAAAATCTAAAGTCTCTGGCATTTCTTTTCCCGTGTTAGCAAAACAAACAAACATATCTTTAGGCAAAGAATTATTGTTTGCATCTAATATTTTTCTCAACATATATCCAGATGTTCTTCCACCACTAAAAGTGAGTAAAGACGGACTGTTTATTTTATATGGGTTCATACAAATATTTTATCAAATAATTGTAGTCAAATAGACAAATCAACTAAATTTGGTTGATTGTAGATAGTTGGCTTGCCATTTTCTTCGTATTCTTTGTAATTGTCTAAGAATTTTGCCATACGCTCCCAACCTTTATCCATTTGCTCGTTGTTCATACGAAAGAGTTTAGATGCGTAAGGCGGAGTTTTTTCTTGAGCAGCAAAAATAAAATCTTTGACGTTGTAGCCTGCTTGTTGCAAACCACGTCGATACCAAGATGCTTGCATGTCGTAGCCGTATTCTTTGACTGACTCAATAAAGCTTTCAGGATTACAGCTCTTGGTTGTTTTATAATCGACCAAGATGATGTCATTGTCAGCGTAGGGTTTTTTTACAGGCGAACAAAAAACATCTGGTCTGCATTTACAAAGGACATCGCCCTCATACCAATAAAAGCTGTTTTCAATTACTTTTGAATCAGAGTCGATATACATCCAGGCTTCATCAATTAAATTGTCGCGCATGCCTTTGATGTCGTTGTATTCTTTTTCATTAATTACAGTAAGGCCACGCTCTAAATAATCTTGCTTTAATATTTTGTTAGCATTGGTATAAGGCGATCCAGTTATAACGGCAACATCGTTTTGAAAGGCAGATTCACCCTCTACAATATAAGAGTGAGCAGCCGTTCCAAAGTTCATAGGCGGCGTGGTCTTTTGTTCTTTTTGAATGGCGTGTATTTGGGACTTGCCAAAGGCTCTGACAAAAGAACTAGAAATACCTGGGCCATCATGGTAAACAGCGTTAGGCACGTCGCTATAAACAAAGGCATCGCCTTGCTTGGTAAAATTATATTCTTTTAGTTCATCTATCATATTCATACTCCAGTTTTAAAGTTTGTATCACGCCATTGTTAAACAAAGGCTTGGGTAATTTGCGTAAAGATCTTTTGAGATCTAAAATGTTTTCGATATTGGTTTTGTTTTTTTTGTATGCGGGGCTGCCGATCTTGTTCCAATAATTTGTTATTTCTGCGTGTTGTTCTTGCGTGCCTGTAAAGGACAAAGTTAGATTGGTGCTTTTAAGTGGCAAGAAAACAAAGCCTTGCTCATCTTTAAATGGATAGCACTCTGCGGGTTTACCTATTTGCATGATGTTCTTTAATTAGCTTTTCAGCTTTGGCGTTGACCTGATCGGCAAACCACCAGGCAAAGTATAATTCTTCAAGCAGGCTCATTGTTCGCGCCCAAAATGTATTTGATGAATTAGCTTTTCGATTGTAGCTAGTTTTTTTTTGGTTTCCCTTGACGGTTTCTTTTCTGCAAGCAAAGGCTTGCCATAGTTAGACAGGGCTGCAATCAATAGACCCTTTTCTTCTTCGCTTGCATATAGTTTAAGTGCCATTTATTCGCGCTCCCATTTACATTCAATAATATCTTGTTTGTTTTCTTCTTTTAACTTGGCCTTGT